AGTGTTCACCGTTATGGGGCAGGGCGAATGGACCAGCCACGACCTGCGCAAGCTGGCCCGCACCGGTTGGGCTGACCTGGGTGTTGACCACCTGGTGGGTGAGCTGCTGATCAACCATGCCATGGGCCACAACGTGAAGGTGTACATCCAGTCCGACGTCATGGCTCGCAAGCGTGAGGCGCTGGAGAAGTGGCACGCCCACCTTGATCAGAAGGGTTTCGCCTCGGTTCACGGCTTGACCGGTGATAGATCAACGGATTCATGGATTCTCTGCAAGGCCGCAGAGCGCGCGGGGTACGACGGACTTCCGGTATCCACCATAAGCGAGGATTCGAAATGAAGCAGAAGAGCCATTCTGTGCCCAGGCTCAGCGTTTGGGCCTGCGCCATGATCCTGATTGCCTTGGCTGTGTGGATGAAATCCGGTTTGAGCTTGACCGGGCTGATTGATGCACTGGCGATGCTGATTGTCGGGCTGTCCTTTCTTGGGTATTCGCGAGCCTTGCTGAGCGGAGGGCGCCGAGGTTGAACAAGAAGCACGGCCCAGCCTTCAAGAGAGCCGTGATTGAGCTGGAAAAGTGCCCTGTATGCCGTGGGAGAGCGGTCACTCAGGGTTTGTTTCACGAACTGCCATGCGACCACTGCAACGCCTCGGGCTGGATAGTGGCTGCAACCGGCGAGGCCTTGGCCCTGGATGAACTGGTGACCCAGCTCAGCATGAGGCTTCAGGCAGCGCTGCGGCAGATTGAGCAGTTGAAGAAGCCTCGGGCCACTGGCCCGGGTGCGCATTATCAGGAAGGCAACCGGCTCGGCGCCGGGGGCAGCAACTACACCGGGGATTGAGGGGGGAAGGACATGATTTACAGCAGCGTACTCGCGGCGGTCGTCTCGGCCCTGGCTTCAGAAGCGATCGACAACACCAGCAAGCAGGCCTGGCAGAAGCTATACGAGCCAGGCAGCGAAGACGGCCACGACATGGCAACCTTGAGTAGGTCGGTAGAGCGCGGCGAAATCAGCCGTATGGATGCTGACTGCTGGGTTTTCGCCAGGCTGCACAGCCAGCTGAAGCCGCGGCACTGGGATGTCCTGGTGGCGAGGTTCAGCACGCACAAGGGGCGAAAGGTTCAGTCGATCAGCCGCCTGATCCCCATGGTTGCCTCCCATGCTCCGAAGCTGTTCATCACCAGCGCCGTGACAGCCTGGGCGATCCCGAAGATGAAGGGTACCGACGGAAAGCGGTCGAGCGATATGATCGTCTTGCCGGCTCAGTTCTATGACATCAACCGATGGGACCCGGATGCTCGACCTGAGCGAACTCGTCGCCGATGGAGGAAGGGCATCGAAGACGTGCTGGAGCAGATGGCCCAAGAGGCCCTGGGGGCGGCGAGAGGCATTCTGAACCACGAAGGCCTGTCGATGGAAAATGCCGCTTGACAGCAAATGGCCGCGTGGCCGATTATTTATCCATCCTGTCATTCCTGCGCGTTGCTGAGGAGTGGCACTAAAAAGCCCGGCCATTGAGCTGGGCTTTTTCGTTTCTGTAATCCGCTTGCTACCGACCAACTTTGACAAGCCCAAAAATCATTGTTCTGAGCAATATCTCTTACCTGTTACTTCCCCAAAATAACTCAAACTCTCAAATCCTATGTTCCAGGCAGATATGCTGGATGTTTATCCGATAAGTCCGGGCAAATAACTTTTACAGCCTGTGACCTACCGCGAAGTAGCCAGCACCTGAGCAGCATAGTGGCACTCAGACTGTCTGATCCTGTAGTTCGAAACTCATCAATGCTTATTGTCATTGATAATTAACCTCGCCATTACCTTTTCTAATTCGTCAAACTGGGCAGGGGCTCGGCTTGGCTACTATGAGGACATACCATGAGCAATGCGATTAATATTTGGGATTATGCCCACCTCGTCACATCTAAGCCGAATATCGCTGACCCGAGTACCTGGAACTGGACCCCCGCCGTAGCCGAGGCTGTGCGTATCGGCGGTGAAATTGAATTCACTGGAAACCAGACATACATCATCAGCTCTGTGCAGATACTGTCCAACTGTCGCATTCACTTCCAAGTAGGCACGGTCATCCAGCGACTGGCTAACTTCGATGGCGAGGGTACGTCCTATTGGTCGAACGGCGCTGCAGTATTTGAATTGGGTGCTCCAGGCCTGAATGTCGAGTTCTTAGGGCAATGGACCTACGATGGCAACGAAGCCTCCATGATCAAGAAGGAACCTACAGGTTTCTTTGTAAAATGCATGCCTAAGTCCTTAGACCCGCAAAATGACACCAAGCTAAAGATTTCGGGCGGCACTTTCCGTAACGGTACTTCCGGCTACCTCTGCCTACGAGGTACTGACTTGGCTCGCCAGTTCAATACCTTGGTTTCAGTCGTTGATTGCTTTTTCCACGCCACACGCTACGGTATCGGCCGCGATGACCCCAACACGCAAACTGCGCTGGGCTATTCGCCGAATTACATTTTGTGTGCTGACTATGTGCAACTGAGCTGCCATAACTTTTGGGCCGACTTCGAAAAGCCAATCAGCACGGGTAAGTATTCGGTAACTGCGATCCTTGGCACCTATGTCGGGCGAGATCCACTCACATCCGGCCAGTGTTCCATTACCTTGACCGGTAGAACAAACCTGCGCCGCATGGGGCGCGGTGGGCCGGGCTACGACGGTAGTTGGGGAACTGCGCTGAATGGCATCGGCTGCATCGATGTTTACGGTAACGGAGAGAACCTTTTCGTTGAGGATATCCGTGCAATTGATTGCTACAGCATCCCTTTGCGTGGCAAGTCCTCGCTGAAGGAGTTCACTGCGCTCAAGGGGCGTTTCGAAAACTGCGTAGGCGGCATCAATATTTCACCCTCGTCTACTGGGCCAGTTCGTTGTACCGTATCTGTTGGGCAAATCCGGACTATCGATTGCAATATTCCAGTGATCGAAGTGACTGGTTCTACCCCGGCCGAGTCAGTTCCTATGGCGACTATCGAGTCCGTGCACTGTACCAACTCGAAAGGCCAAGATAACCAGGCAAACGTCGGTGTTAATCTCACTGGTGTTGTGCGTCTTCGCAACATTGAGGTTTGCTCAGTAAAAGCCGTCTACACCGACAAGAGTGACGAGTACGGAATTTCATGCATCAGCATTCAGGACTTGACCATCGCCCAGGCGAGAATCAAGAACTGCGGCCGTATTGGTGTACACGTTACGGGCTGCACTGACGTCAACATCACCGCAAATGTCGAGGCTTGTGGCGGTGAGGGTATCAATATCTCCTCTTGTACCGGCAAGGTGCGGGTCTCCCGTTGCGTAACTAAAAACACAGTGAACTACGGTATCTTTGCCAACACCGCACCTGCACAAGAAATTGTGTTGGTAGAGAATACTGTGTCAGAAGTTTCCGGTACTAGCCGAGGCTTGTACGCAGCGGGTGCACTGAACCGTATTCATGGCAACATTGTGGGAGCTGGAGTAACTACCCCGTATGCATCGGTAGGTACTTCGCGCAACCTGTCCAGCGAAAACAGCTGGGAGCCTGCGGATTTCTGGGGGGCTGGTGTTGCTCCGACAGTTGGTACATACAAGCGGGGAGACCGCATCAAGAACGTCTCTCCTACTGGGGTAGCAGGTTCTGTCCGTGAACTGACGTGTACCGCGGCAGGCACGCCTGGCACCTGGGCGCCTACCAACTTCTAGACTGAATCACTGAGCCCGCTGATGAAGCGGGCTTTTTCATTTCCACTCCCCCGCAAAGGGAGGAATCGAGATGGCCCATATGCCGCCAGATAAAGACCCATCCTTCTGGGTGCTGGTACTTACAGCCCTGAGAGAGAACGGCCTTGCAATGGGCCTGACATTCGCCCTGACCTGGTTACGCATTCAGTACGACGGCAAGGAGACCCGCCCAGTCCGACAGCTGATTGAGGCCACGCTTGGCGCGTTGATCGTGATGGTAGTTGGCCTGACCGTGAAAGAGTTCGGGTTGAGCATTGCCTGGTCGTTTGCCACCGCTGGCTTTGTCGGAGTACTGGGTGTCGAGCAGGCTCGGCAGCTTGGCCGGCGATGGGCGGAACGGAAGGTCGACGGCTGATGGCCAGGCTCAAGACACTTGGCTCTCGCATCAAGGAGAGTACAGGCTCAAGGGTCAAGGTGGTGACGTCCGGCAGTTGGCGTAGCGGAATGACCAGCTCCCAACGTGGCTACGACTACCGATGGCAGAAGGCGCGTGAGCAGTACCTCAATGACAACCCACTCTGCGTCTTCTGTGAGCGGAACGGCCGCACGGCTGCGGCGCGGGTGGTCGACCACATCATTGCTCACCGGGGCGACATGGTTCTCTTCTGGGATCAGACCAACTGGCAGAGTCTCTGCAAGCCTTGTCACGACTCCGTCAAGCAGGCTGAAGAGGCGTCGGGGCTGGGTGGCTGACACGTCAGCGGATCCACAAAACCCAGCGCGCCGGGCTAGAGGCACGCCAGTGACGTGCCGCTAAAGGGGTAGGGGGGTTAAAAGCTTGGGATTCTCATCTAGCTAGACCGCCTCCGACCCCACGTACACATTTTTTCCCGTTTCAGGAAAAGTTAACCATGGCTTTAACCGACAAGAAGCGGCGGTTTG